AGATCATGCGGTTACAAATGAAAATGAAATAGCGTTATTTATTAATAACGTAAGACAACAACCTGGTTCAGGTAAAGCATACACAGCTACTGGAACTGCACTTACACTATCTGCAGCTACAGCTAGCACAGATACAATGTATGCTGTATTTTTAGGTAGAGCATTACAAACAGTTAATCCTGCAGATGCATCTGTTGGAACATCACAATTAGCTGCTACTTCTGTAACAGCTGCTAAATTAAATAATGATATTATTTCAGGTCAAACAGCATTAGCTGAAACACCAGCAGACACAGATGAATTATTATTATCTGATGGTGGTACAATTAAAAGAATAGATTTTAGTTATATTAAATCTACACCAACACACACTTTATTAAGCGAAACAAATATTACGAGTAGTGTTTCAGAAGTTGATATACCAAGTGTTTTTACAGACACTTACAGAGATTATTTAATAGTCTGCTCTGCTATACACCCACAAACAGATAGAACAAATTTTCGTATTAGATATTATAACTCATCAGGTCTAGTAACAGGAAGTTCTTATGCGTATGTAGAAATTGCAAGAGCAGATGATTCGGCTACTCCAAATACACAAAGTAGCAGTGATACAGAGATTAGAATATTTAATAATCGTGGGGTGGGTAATGGAAGTCAAGAAGCATTTAATGTTAAAGGTACATTATTTAACCCAAGAAACACAGCTCATTATAAAAATTTTAGCTACCTAGCAACTAATTTTAATAATTATGATAGTAATAGAAACGTACACTCAACAGGATCAGGTATTTATGAGGCAACAGACGCATTAGTAGGTATTAAATTTTTTATGTCATCAGGAAATATAGATACAGGAAATATTAAAATTTACGGAATTACATAGGAGAATAAATGTCATATATAGGTAAACAACCAGTAGTAGGAAACTTTCAAAAGTGTGATGCAATATCGGTTGTTAATGGACAAGCAGCATACACACTAAACGTTGGTGGTTCAGCAGTAAACCCTGAGAATGCTAATCATATGTTAGTATCTCTTAATGGTGTACTACAAGCACCAGGTGATTCATTTACAGTATCAGGGTCTACACTTACCTTTGCTAGTAACTTAGCAACAGGTGATGTTATAGACTTTGTTATTATTTTAGGTGATGTATTAGATTTAGGAACACCATCAGACAATAGTATATCAACTGCAAAACTAGTTGCAAACTCAGTAACAGCTGCCAAATTTAATGCAGACGTGATCTCAGGACAAACTGCTTTAGCAGAAGCTCCTGCTGATACTGATGAGTTTCTAGTTAGTGATGGGGGTGTAATTAAAAGAATAGACTACTCACTTATTAAAGGTGGTGGTTCTTTTGAAAAATTAGCTACAACAACAATTTCAAGTTCAACAGCTTCAGTTGAATTTAACAACACTTATCTTACTTCTGCTCATAGAGATTATCGTGTTATAATAACAGGATTAGAATCAACCGCAGATGATGGACAGTTGGTTTTCCGATTTTCTGATGACAATGGGAGTTCATTTGACAGCTCCTCAAATTATAATCAAAATGCTTTTGGTGGAAGATCAAATAATGCAAGTACAGGATCACCATCAGGTAGGAATATTCAAGATAACAGTAGATTCCAACTTACAGGTGCAAACGAGAATATTGGAAATGGTACTGGTGAAAGTTGTTTTTGGCATCTTGATATTTTTGATCCATTAAATCAAAATTCTGATAATTCATTTGCAACTGTAATGTGGCAATGTTGTATTCTTGATGCTGATGGTAAAGTAGGTGCTGGAGTTGGTGCTGGTGTATTTGATAAATCAGGTTCAGAAGATACAGCTTTCAATGCTATAAAATTATTTATGAATTCAGGAAATATAGACAAAGGGAGCTTTACATTATACGGTAGAAAAATATAGGAGTAAAATGTGGCAATATCTAAAGCAAACTTTAATAGCTTCAACGTTACTCCCACAGCGAGTAAGTTTATAACATTTAACTCTAGTAACAATGGACTAGCTGCGGATGATGTTGGTGGTAATTTAAAATTAATATCAACACAAACTGCTAGTGGTAGTTCAGCAATATCTTTTACAAGTGGGATAGACTCTACTTATAAAGAGTATATTTTTAAATTTATTAACATACACCCAGCTTCTAATGATGTTCAATTTACATTTCAAGCTAGTACAAATGGTGGTTCGTCTTATGGAGTAGCAACAACTCAAACTTCTTTCTTTGCTTTTCAGAATGAAGCAGGTGATTCAACTTCTTTGGGATATTCTACTACTTTTGATGGTGGTACAAATACAACAAGTTTTTTAACGATTGCAGATACGATTGGAAATGATAACGATCAAAGTGGTTCAGGATATTTTCATTTATTCGACCCTAGTAACACAACTTTTGTTAAGCATTTTATAAATACCTTTAATGAATATATGGCAGATGATAGATCAAATCAAAGACGACAAGGTGGATATATCAATACTACAAGTGCTATAAATGCTATTCAGTTTAAAATGAGTTCAGGCAACATAGATTCAGGTGTAATTAAAATGTATGGAGTTACTTAATGGCGTTAACTAAATTTAATTTTAATAGTTTTGATTTAACTACAGCTGCAAGCACAGGGTTAGCTTTTAATGCAAGTGCTAATGGTTTTGATACTGCAGCTGCAGGTGCATTAAATTTAATCGCAACCAACACTATATCTTCAGGTGTTTCTTCTTCAAGTTTTACTTCAGGTATTGATAGCACATACGACACTTATTTATTTAAATTTATTAACTTACATTTCTCTAATGAAAATGAAGCATTTTTTTTAAAATTTAGAGATGGTGGTTCAAGTTTTGATGCTACAAAACAGACAACTCATTTTCTTGTAAGGCATAGAGAAAATGATGCAACTTCATTTAGCTATGACAGCGATAGAGATTTAGCAAACAGTACAAGTGGACATTTTTTAAATTTAGTAACAGGAAATCAAGATGATGGTTCTTTATCAGGTGATATGTATTTATTTTCACCAAGTTCAACTACGTTTGTAAAACATTTTATCGCAAGAACTCATAATATGGATAGTGGTGATAATGCTACTACTGTTTATTCTGCTGGTTATGCTAATGTAACTGCGGCTATTGATGGAGTAGAATTTTCCGCATCTTCTGGAACAATAGATTCAGGAATTATCAAAATGTATGGAATAACAAAATAATGGCTCTTAATAAATTAAAATTTAATAGTATAAATGTTACACCAGCCGCTAGTGAAGCAATAAGATTTAATTCAAGTGCTAATGGTTTAGAAACAGCAAGTGCTGGGGGTAGTTTAGTTAAGATAGCATCTACTACTGCAAGCTCAAGTGCCTCTGTTTCTTTTACTTCTGGGATTACTAGTACCTATAAAGAATATATATTTTTTTTTAATAATATTCATCCACAAACAGATGATGTTGGTTTTATGTTTAATTTAAGCATAGATAGTGGGTCAAATTATAATGTCACAAAAACTACTACATATTTTAACGCTTTTCATAATGAGGGTGGTAATACAACAAGTTTGCAATATAGTGATAGTTATGATTTAGCACAAAGCACAGGCAATCAATATTTAGCAAATGATAGTGTTGGTGATGACAGCGACCAATGTGCATCAGGTTTTTTACATTTATTTAACCCAAGTTCTACAACATTTGTAAAACACTTTATAGCTAGAGTTAATCATACACACGAAGCTCAATTTACAGTAGATCAATACATAGCTGGATATGGAAATACTACTTCTGCAATTGATGCGGTAAGATTTTCTATGGAAAGTGGAAATATAGACTCAGGAACCATAACAATGTACGGAGTACTATAATGGCTTTAAATTTTTGTAACAACAATTCTTTATCAGCTATAACTTCGATACCTGCAGCTATTAGTGGTGGTGCTTTAAATTTAATATCTACTACAACAGCTAGTAGCAGTTCCTCAGTATCTATTACAAGTGGGATAGATAGTACATACAAAGAGTACATACTTAAATTTATAAATATTCACCCGCAAACAGATGGAAAAAATTTAACATTTCAAGGCAGTACAGATGGTGGTTCTAGTTATGGGGTTAATATAACATCTACTAATTTTGTAGTTAATCATAATGAAGCTGGAAATGATACAAACTTTTATTATTATAATGCACACGATTTAGCACAATCTACAAGTTATCAAGTTATAAGTGACTATACAGTTAATGATAATGATGCGTCAGCTTGTGGGACTTTACATATTTTTGACCCTAGTAATACAACATTTGTTAAACATTTTATGGCAAGATTTCACAATTATTATAAACCAACATATTCTAATAGCACATTTTGTAGTGGTTATTTTAATACTACATCAGCCATTAATGCTTTAGACTTTAAATTTAATAGTGGAAATATAGATTCAGGAGTTATAAAATTATATGGCGTTAGTTAAATATAATAATAGATCTATATTAGATGTAACTGCTTTAGGTAGTTTATCAAGTGGTGATATGAATTTAATTACTACTAATACAATTACATCAGGAGTATCGTCATCATCTTTTACTTCTAATATTGATAGTACATATGATACTTACTTATTTAAATTTATAAATATTCACCCAGCTAGTAATAATGTAACTTGGAGTGTAAATTTTAGAGATGGCGGTTCTGATTTTGATGCTACAAAGACAACTACTAATTTTCTTGCCAATCATACTGAAGCTGGTGGTGGTGCAGGTATATCATACAGCACATCACAAGATTTAGCACAATCAACTAACTATGCACCTTTTAATGAAAACACTTATGGAACTGATGCTGATGCTTCTTTATGTGGTGAGATGTTTTTGTTTTCACCATCATCAACAACTTTTGTAAAACATTTTATAGCCAAAGTAGCTTTTATGGCAACAAATCCTGGAAGTAGGCACGATTTTACTGCTGGATATTGTAATGTAACTGCCGCTATTGATGGTGTAGATTTTAAATTTTCAAGTGGAAACATAGATAGTGGTGTAATTAAAATGTATGGATTGAGTAAATCATAATGAGTATAATTAAATTAAATAACAGAGCAGTAAAAGATGCGACTGCAGTTGGAACAACAACAGGACTTGGTAATTTAGTTTTTATATCAAGATCAACTGCTAGTTCATCAGCAAGTTTAAGTATTACATCAGGGATAAATAGCACTTACAAAGAATATATATTTTTATTTAATAATATTCACCCAGGCACAGCTAACCAAGATTTTACTTTTAATCTGAGTGCAGATAGTGGTTCAAATTATAATGTTACCAAAACAACTAGTTATTTTAGATCAGTGCACGATGAGGCAGATAGTTATACAAATTTAGGTTATGAAAGTGGGAGAGATTTAGCACAGGGAACTGGCTTTCAATCATTATCATCAGGTGTAGATGCTTCTTCTGATGGATCAGTTTCAGGTTATCTACATCTTTTTGATCCAAGTAATACTACCTTTGTTAAACATTACTTTTCTGTTGTAAATGCTATGATTCACACAGCTTACTGTATGACTGATTTTAGTGCTGGTTATGGAAATACAACAAGTGCAATAGATGCTATTCAATTTAAATTTGCATCAGGAAATATAGATTCAGGTACAATAGATATGTACGGAGTAAATTAACAATAACAAATAGGAGAAACAAACATGCCAAGATATAAAATGGTCAACGGTGAAAGAATCCAATTCACGGCAGCTGAAGAAACAGCTAGAGATGCTGAAGAAGCAGCTTGGGCTGATGGTGCTGTAGCAAGAGCACAGGCTAGCCTAAGAGCTAAAAGAAATCAACTTTTAGCAGAGACAGACTTTTATGCTTTATCTGATGTTACTATGTCATCTGACATGACAACATACAGACAAAATTTAAGAGACCTGCCTGATGGAAAAGACACTGTTGAAAAATGTGAAAATGCTACATGGCCAACTAAACCATAGTTAAATGGCCAAACGCAAATCCCTCATAGGCGTTAACAATTTTGTAAAAGAAACTAAAAAGAAACGACCTGGGAAACACAGTAAAAAATATAATAAACGAGTGCCCAAGAGATCTAAAAATAGAGGACAAGGAAAATAATCAATGGCAACGACATTACAATCAGGTGCATTAGCACCACAACAAACTGAGCAGACTAGCACTAAAAAATCTGTTAGTCT